GTTTTTTTTTTTTTGGTAAAATTGAACAAAAAGGAGGCGATATTGTGGACAACCGCTTTTAATCCGAACAGAAAAGAAATCATAAGAGTATACGTAGGAGTCGTAGAGATATGGGCGATCGAAGAACTGGCACAGGAGTACTTTGTAACGCAGGGACGAGTTATCCGGGACGCTATCAAAGTTGCTCTGAGGCACAAAGAAGAGCTATACGAGCTGTTAAAGATGGATACAGAGATCTGAAAAAAGCCAGAACACTCGGAGAAGCTGAAGCGATCATCCGTGAGATCTACGAAGCCAAAGCAATCATCAACGAGGAGGAGCTAAAATGGCTAAAAGAGTCAAAATGAAGCCAAGGAAAGACCAGAAAGTCTTTTCCAACACAGCAAAGAAGACCAAATCCATCAACATCACGCCAAAAATCATGCGTGGTGGTACGAGACTGTAAAGGAGAAAAAACTATGATCCTGGAATACTATGCCATCAAAGACACCAAAGTCGCCTTTATGAATCCGTTCATGCAGCACAACAAGGCAGAAGCCATCCGATCTTTCCGCAGCGTCCTGGCAGATGAACGCAGCGAGGCAGCCAAAAACCCGGCAGATTATGAACTCTGGTACGTTGGACAGTGGGACGACGCAACGGGCATCATGATGGGCGGTCAGCCGCAGTTTATCGAAAACGGAGTGGAGGGTTTGAAAAATGCCGAAAACCGAAGTGCACATCTGGAGTCGATTTGATCGACCGGACACGATCCCAGCGCCAGAGGGCACCGGCACAGAGCCGGAGTACATGGAAGCGATCGACGAAAACGGTCACAAAACACTGAAAAAAACCGGAGAAACCGACACTTACGCCATGATCCAGGCGAGTCTGGAAGAAACCAAGATCGAGAACATCATCAAACGAGCCACGCTGGGCGATCCGACCGCACTCACGCAGACAATGGGCGCATATATGGACACCACAGACATGCCAACAAGCCTGGCCGAGATGCAGAACGCCATTATCACGATCGAAAACGAATTCAACAAGCTGCCTCTCGAAACTCGTCTCAAGTTTAACCAAAGTGCAGAAAAATATATCTCTATGTACGGCTCTGAAGAATGGGCCAAAATCATGGGATATGAAAAAATTCAGCAAAATGCACAAACAAAAGCCTCAGCTGAGGCAGAGGAGATTGTGCAGAAAGGAGAAAATAAAGAATGAACCGAAATTCTGAAAGCCATTTCGCACAAATTCCACATGCAGACATCAGCCGATCGAAGTTCTACCGAAACTCAGACCATAAGACAACGTTCAACGCCGGGCAGCTCATCCCGATCTACTGCGACGAAGTTCTGCCGGGAGACACACATCAGATGGACATGAGCGCACTGATCCGGATGAGCACACCGATCTTTCCGACCATGGACAATCTTTACTGCGATTTTTACTTTTTCTTCGTCCCAAACCGTCTCACCTGGATTCACTGGAAAGAATTCATGGGCGAAAACACACAGAGCTACTGGACACAACCGACTGAATACCAAATACCAGTCATTGACACAACAAAAAACAAAGAATCAAAAACAAATGGAATCGCAAACGGAAGCACCCTCGACTACTTCGGAATACCAACCAAAACCAATGGGCTAAAAATCAATGCACTTCCACAAAGAGCATACCAACTGATCTGGAACGAATGGTTCAGAGATCAAAACATACAGCAGCCATGCGAAATCCCATTAGATGAAACAACAGTACATCAAGATGGAACAAGTACAGAAAAACATAACTCTGGACAACCATACAAATACTTCATAACAGAATACGTCACATTAGCAAAAAGCGGATATGCATGCTTACCTGTCAACAAATATCACGACTACTTCACCAGCTGCCTGCCGCAACCGCAGAAAGGCGCAGCCGTTCTGCTGCCGATGAGCGGAAATGCAATCATAGGTTATGGAAACGCCGGAACCGGAAAGCTATACAACAACGAAGACTTTAATACACTCGGCTGGACCAGCACGGCAACCGGATGGAAACACGACATAAACGGAATGTCAGCAAACACAACAGCAACAAAAAACGACGGAAATATCGCATCAATCGGAACCTATCCGACAGGAAGCGGAACAACAGAAGCAGTCAGCCTAATCGCAGACCTGGGCAAAGTCACAGGCGCAACGATCAATCAGCTCCGTCAGGCATTCCAGATTCAGAAACTTCTGGAACGGGATGCACGAGGCGGCACAAGATACACCGAAATTCTGAAAGCACACTTCAACGTGACTTCTCCGGACTCTCGCCAGCAGCGACCAGAGTATCTTGGTGGCTACAGAATGCCGATCAACATCACGCAGGTGGTACAGAACTCTGAAACCACAGCAACGAGTCCGCAGGGCAACACCGCAGCATTTTCAGTAAGTGGCATGAACAAGTCAATGTTCACAAAAAGCTTTACTGAGCACGGATATATCATCGGTCTGGCAGCCGTCAGAACCGAGCATACTTACCAACAGGGCATTGAACGCATGTGGAGCCGAAAAGGCAGATATGACTTCTACTGGCCGGAACTTGCGAATATCGGAGAACAAGCAGTGCTCAACAAAGAAATTTATGCACAGGGCACAGCGGCAGACGAAGAAGCGTTCGGCTACCAGGAGGCCTGGGCAGACTATCGGTACAAGCCGAGCCGAGTGTCAGGCGATATGCGGTCAAACTACAACCAGACGCTGGACAGCTGGCACTATGCCGACAACTACACAGAGCAACCAAAACTGTCGAGCACCTGGATGATGGAGACCATGAACAACATCGACCGGACTCTTGCAGTTCAAAGCAGCGTAGAAGACCAGTTCATTGCAGACTTCTATTTCAAAGCACAGACCACAAGGCCGATGCCTGTCTACAGTGTACCGGGCCTTATCGACCATCACTAATCGCCACAGAGGCGGCTCAGAGGCTCTCTGAGCCGCTTTTCTTATCAGGAGGAAAACTATATGGGACTCTTAGGAACAATCGCCGGAATGGTGCTCCCAAACGTCATAAACTGGGGATTAGGACAAATCTTCGGAGGAGGAGCAAACAGCACAACCCAAGGAGCAAGCCATAGCCAGGGCGGCAGCACAACACAGAGCCAGAGCGGCACAAACGACCAATTCAATGCACAGCAAGCACAGCTCAACCGAGACTATCAGACCATGAGCCAGGCGATCCAGGGCAATTACAACATGAAAAGCATGATCATGAATATGGGCTACAACACCATGGGAGCCATCATGCAAGGCGTGTACAACGGAATCAGCCAAAAAGCAGCCATGAACTACAACTCAGCTGAAGCAGCAGCAAACAGAGCTTGGCAAACCGAAATGAGCAACACAGCCTATCAGAGAGCTGTGCAAGACTTAAAAGCCGCAGGACTTAACCCGATCTTAGCAGCACTTCACGGAGGAGCCGTCACAGGATCAGGAGCATACGGCAGCTCAGGAGCCAGCACGATCGGAGCACCAAGCACAAGCGCAGCAAGCATCTCAGCCATGCCAGGCACAGCAACACCAAGCAGCCAATGGAGCTGGTCAAAGGGTTCCAGCTGGAACGAAAGCACGGCCTATAACATGGGCGAATCCGTAATGCGATACTATGCCGATCCAAACAACAGCGCAAAAAACCTCAAAGAAACAGGAGACAAAGTTGTAAAAGCCGGCAAAGAAGCAGGCGAGCAAATCAAAGACGCATACAAATACTCAAGCCCGGCAAACAAAATGAATCGCAACTCAGCAAACATCAACGGCAAAGGATATACAAGCCCAGGCAACGGAGCAGGCAGAACAAAGTAATTGACATACATCAAATAAAAGTGTATAATAACGCATAGGAGGTGTATGTTATGAAATGCACAGTAAGAAGAATCAATGTGAATCTCACAGAGAAAGAAAACGAAGCTCTCAAACGAACGGCAAAAGCCATGGGTGAAAAAGAAAGCGAGATCGTACGCAAAGCAATCATGAGTTTTACCAGCAATGGTAAAGATTTACAGGGAAATAATGGTCAGTAAATAGGAACCGTTCGCGGCATCGCTGTCACCTAGCCCCCTTACATCAAGTAGGGCTCGGGGGCTAGGTGCCAGGGGGAGGAGGTGAAGACCGATTTGGGCTGTAAATTTCCAATTGTGCAAGACACAAAAACAGGCAGATTTTTGAAAGAGTACGAGGGAAAACTTTACTACAAGTGGAACGACTATGACGGTAAATCGACAAACGCAATCATCACAGATGAACGCTACCGTCTCATACCGTGCGGTAGGTGTACCGAGTGCCGATTAGCGTACTCGAGAGAGTGGGCAAACCGCTGTGTACTCGAATCACTACTCTACAAGTCGAACTGGTTCATAACACTGACTTACAACCCTGAGCAGATTCCAACACTAAGGCTCGATACAGGTGAACTGTACAGAGGAGGTGTGCAAGAAGTACAAAATGGTAAAGTGTTAGTGTCTAACACACTGTTCCATGACGATGTGCAAAAATTCCTCAAAAAACTGAGATTCCACCTCGCAAAGGCTGGAGAACCAGAAATCCGATACTACATGTGCGGAGAGTATGGCAGCACAACACAACGGCCACACTACCACATGATCGTCTACAATCTGAATGTGCCTGATCTTGAGTTCTACAAGCTTAACGAACTACATCAACCTTACTTTCAAAGCGAATGGCTTGAAAAAATGTGGGGACATGGGTTTGTAACACTCGGAGAAGTAAACTGGAATACCTGCGCATACGTGGCAAGGTACATCATGAAAAAAGTGAAAGGAGATAAAGCAGAAGAATTTTATAAAAGCATCGGAAAAACACCAGAATATACAAGAATGAGTTTAAAACCAGGAATAGGAGCAAAATACTATGAACTGAATAAAGAACAAATCTATAAATTTGATCAAATCATCATACCAGGAAAACAAGCAAAAAAAGTACAGCCATCAAAATATTTCGACAAGCTGTATGATATAGACAATCCAGAAAGGATGCAGGAAATCAAAAAAGCACGTGAAAAAAATGCACGCCTTGCTCAGCAGCTCAAATTAAGCAAAACCACAAAGGAACTGTGGGAACAGCTTAAAATAGAGCACGAAGCCAAACAAGACGCATACAAAAAACTTATAAGACCGCTAGAATAGCTGAATAAGGGCGCAACACGGAATCTGACCTCCACGTTGCGCCCTGCTTTTCATCGGCATCCAATGCCGAGCGCAGGGCCTACAGATAAAATAGCATAAAATGATGTATATTTCAAGAAAACAGTTGACATACATCAAATCTAGATGTATAATAGAATCAGAAAGAAAGGAGAATAACAATGAAAAGTTACTATGAAGAACATGTAAAAGATTGTGCAGCAGCTCTTTACGACGGCGGATGGAGAAGCACAGACAGAAACGAAATACAAAAAGAATACAACATGGACGATGAGTGGACAGATGCAATCTGCGAAGAACTAAAAAAATACGAACAACAATAAGAATACTACAAAACACAGGACAAAAAAAGTCTTGTGTTTTTTTTTTTTTGGTAAAATTGAACAAAAAGGAGGCGATATTGTGGACAACCGCTTTTAATCCGAACAGAAAAGAAATCATAAGAGTATACGTAGGA